ACTCGACATTACCTCTCAGCCTCAGATCAATCAGGAGGCGGCTCGTTTTGGAAGCGTGACCGATAGTCTAGCTACGCTAGATTTAAGCAATGCTTCTGACTCGTTGGGCTTACCCATGCTAGAATGGGCTTTACCTCGTCCTATAATGGACGTATTAAGGCTGTTGCGGTCCCCTAAGGGGACCCTCTCTGGCGAGCCGCTTGAGCTGCACATGGTTAGTACTATGGGGAATGGTTTTACGTTCCCTTTGGAAACCCTTGTGTTCTCATCCATCGTTGTCGCGTGTATTAAGTCTCATCGGGTTAAACCGGTGCGGCCGTACACTTCCTCTTTACCCAACCTTGAGCATGAAGATGCTCTCGGGTATTGGGGGGTCTTTGGAGATGACATCATATGTCATTCGCGGGTCGCACATCGTGTGATCCGCCTCCTGGGGCTCCTCGGGTTTGAGGTTAACAGCGACAAGTCCTTCGTTGAAGGCGTCTTTCGCGAGTCCTGCGGTCGTGACTTCTTTAAGGGTCACGACGTTCGAGGCGTCTACATAAAACGACTCGATACGCCGGAATCTCGCTATGTTGCTATCAACGGGCTCAACGTCTGGTCCGCCAAGACAGGGATCTCCCTGCCGAAAACGGTCAGACGGCTCATGCAATCCGTGAAGTGGCTTTTTGTGCCACCAGCGGAGAACCATGATGCTGGAATACGAGTGCCTTACTCAATGGTTAAGAGTGTTGTTAGGGATCCTGGGACGCAGGCGGTCATTTATGAACGCCGGCAACCCAACCCTAAACGCCTCACCATTAAGGACGGTGAAATTCGTACTCCTCGAGAGCTGAAGAGACGCCTGTACAACCCTGAAGGGTTATTACTTGCGTTTCTCCATGGCAGCGTACGTGAGTCCCGTATCTCGCTTAGGCAAAGCGAGCTACGGTACCACTCGAAGAAGGGTATAACCCCTTTCTGGGATTATATTCCTCCTACAAGCGACATTGCGTCGCTCTGTGGTGGACCGCGCTGGGAGAGCGCGGTGGAAGCTAACACTTAGCTTCTTGGGCGATGCCATCGTGTCCAGCCCGAAAGGGCCTCAGGATGGCTAGCGACAGGTTAACCTGTCTG